TGAGGTTTTTGTGTACTTATAGGTTGATACATTATTTATTGTTTTAACGAATACATATCGTATCCCGTGTTGTTTTAAATACTCTACTTCTGGGACATATTGAGTAGAATATTCTTTGTCGTATTTCTTATTCATATATAATTCACTTTATTATAAAACGGGGCTATTATTTTTTACCCAGCCCCTGGTCGCGTCATAAACCCTGACCTTTTTTCGCTTTGCTTCTTCGAGTGCGAGTTCTTTTTCTTTCAGCTCATTCAGTCGCTCCTGCGCCTCGGACTGCTTTTCGAGTGCATCCGCTTCTGCTTCAATAGCAGCAATAGCGTCCTCTATCGCCTTGATACGAGCGTCGTAATCTTCTTCGATCGCTTTCTTATTTTCTTCAAGAGCTTCCGTCTGCTTATCAAGTGCGTCGATTTGTTCGTCAACGTAATCCTGCGCGGTTTTCGCAGCAGTCTCGTAATCGGACACAATCTTTTCAAGAGCCTCTTTCTGTTTGTTAAGAGCGTCGAGAATTTTCTGCTCTTTATCCTTCTGTCTTTCAAGGCCTTTGATGTAACGTTCTTTAGCTTCGATTTGTTCGCGGAGCTTTTTCTTCTGCTCTTCGAGCGCCTTGGTGTTGCTAAGGTCGGCTGATTTCTGTAAAATATCTATCATGCCGGAATATTTTGCAACAGCGTCTTTATCACCATTCTTTTTCGCATCGGCAAGCAGCTTTCTCAACTGTTCCAAAACAGGAGCGGCTTTGGCGTTTGAAAGTTTCTGAATTTCTTCGTAGAGCTTTCCGATATCGTTCTTATATTTTACCAATTCAGGATGGTCAACAAAGAACTGATCGTCAAGTCCGTCAGTAGAATAAAGAGATGCTATGTCGTCCTTGAATCCCTTTGTGTCGGAAACTGCTTGCTGGAATAATGAAACAGCGTCTGTGTTCTTACCCAAAAGTTCATACAGGGCTTCCAAATATGCAAGACGTTCTTCGGCTTCTTTTTTTTCTCTCTTGGCTTGACCGTATCTTTCATTGTCACTGTAAACACGTTGTCCTGTCTTGTCATACACCGTTTTGTCGCGCGCGGCGATGATTGCCTCTTGTTCCCTGATAAGATTTTTGGTATACTCGATTTCGTTTTTGATATCGTCTCCTTGGGCTTTAATCAGTTTCTTTCTGATACTATAAAGAGAATCAAGAGAAAGCGTATAACCCTCTACTGATTTCTGGAATTTGCCTAACAAGGTTGAATCAATTTCACCAAGTTCCAAGAGCGTACTTGCATCAAGGTATTCGCCCGAAGAAAGAGTCTTGATGGCGGAATCAATCTTGCCAACCTTGGAATTTATTTTCTCATAGATTTCATCCTGTAACTCAGCGATATCCTCGGATATCATCTTGTCATAAGCCGTCCATGCCTTGATACGTTCCTGTGTTTCCTCTGCTGCTTTCTTTAATTCGTTTAATCTGTTTTCGGTCGCAACGTCACCAGTACTATATATGGCCTGTCCTGTTTTGTTATACCCTATTTTCTTAGGTGTACTGAGTTCGGTTTCCAATTGCTTAATCTGCGCAAGCTGATCTTCGTACAACTGATTCTCTTCTTCGAGCGTGTCGCGTATATCGTCTTTCTGTTCTTTGATATATTTCTCGCGTACTGAAATAAGATTTTCGAGAGAGATAGTATATCCATCTGTTGTCTTTTGAAAATCTTCGAGAGCGAGCGTGTCCATCTTGATAAGTTCGTTTATTGACGACTCGTCGATACTATCGCCCGCAGAAATGGTTTGAATTGCAGAATCCAGTTTGGACAGCTTGCCAGTAAACTTTTCATATGTTTCGTCTTGGAATTTCTTTAGAACCTTTTCCAAAACCGTTACATTGTTATTGATATCAAGAATGCTTTGGTCGATATTTTTCTCGATATTATTAAATAGAATATCTATGGTTGGTTTACTTGTGTCGGGCAAATCTTTATATATTTCGTCTTTGATTTTTTTATAGGATTTTGACAATTCAAGTATTTCTTGCGCATTATCAGCAGCTTGAAGTTTGTGGACTATTTCTTGAATCTGAGATATTTTAGAATACACGGAATTCGGTATGGTTGTATTTGCTATATCCATCTGTTTTTCAAATTTTGCAATATATTCTTTATACTCATCAATTTCTGTTCTTAATGCTTCGCGCTTTTCTTTTGCTATCTTTAACCATTCGGTTTCGCTACTTTTGTATTTTTTATTGCCATCATATAGTTTTTCGTAGTCATCAATCAACAAATTTAAAGTTTTGAGTTGTTCTTCGAGGGTTCCAGTAACATACAATGTTCCCTCTGCATCACCGATTTGCGCGTTTGAATACTTTCGGGCTATATCTTGTTCTTCTTTGCTTCGAAACTTTGTAAGAATACCCTCGGGTTGAATCTTTGTTATGTCGCCATATGTATCGTCTTTCCAATATCCAGTTTCAACAGAAGCAGAATTAGTCATTTTTCTTTTTGCTTCATTGTATTTTGAAACATTTTCTTGGTCGTTTACAAAAGTGTTGGCAGATTCTTGTTGTAATTGTCGAATCAATGCGATGTTTTCAGAATAAGATTTACCAACAAGATCGAGTCTTTCTTGTTCGTCTCCGAATGCTTTTGTGAGTTCTTTTTGAATCTCCAAAAGCGATTCTTTTTCGGAAGACAAGTCAGAAGTCGTTATAAGAATGTTTGTATACTGAGCCAATAAGCTGTCAATTTTTTCGCTTTCTGAATTAAGCCCATCGGTTATTTGCTTTAACGATTCTGCAAATGCCGCATTTTCTTCTTGCAACTTTTCATATTCATGTCTAACATCGTATATTTTTTGAATTAAAAATCCGAGAGCCACGGATACTCCAAGATTTAACAACATATTTCCCGCCATAGAAAGAGCGTTTTTTGCAATATCCTTTAACCCAAATTTGATTGTTTTAAAATATGTTGCGGCGCTCGCATTATTTCCATTAAGTTGCTTCATTTGTTCGCCAAGTTCTTTATTAGACATCGCTACGGCATCAGCAAACGCCTTTCTTTGCTGTACACTTCCCATCTTGTTATAGGTTTTTATTGCCTGAATGCTACCTAAAAATCCCTGAGCTGATTTGGTTTGAGTTGCATAGAAATGTGCAACAGACATATCTGCGGCTTCTGTATTTTTAGCGTACTCTTTCATTTGCGCACTTAATTGAGTCAGATTATTTAAATCATCACCATTAGCTTTTGCTTGTTTTATAGCGTTGATATCCATTTCTGTGCGCGAATAGCCCGGCAATTTTTGGGCTTGTATACCAGTTAAGAAATCGAGGTATCTGCGATTTGTCGCCAACCCCGTAGTACCAATACCAAGTATGCTTCCGCCAATTGTCTTTTTAACCGCCTTGTTTGCGACTATTCCCGCAAAAACACTTGCGTATATTGCACCCAAACTTTTGATATGCTTAGTAAGACCATCTACGACACTTATAAGTCCTTTAAGCCCATCGACCGCGCCCTTGACTATTCCCGTGTCAAGAAAATCGGTAGAGAACTGCTGCCATACGGATTTTAACTGATTCAGTTTTCCCTGAATAGAATCCAAGCTCTTTTCAAGCTCTTTCGTCGCAGACCCTTTTGCCAAACCAGTGTCAAGCTCTTCAACAATCTGTTTTGCAGTATCGAAGTTCGTCAAGATTGCCTGAATGGTATTGATACCAACCTTGCCGCCAAGCAACTCGTTTACTCTTGCCTGTGAAGTATTATCCAAGGTATCATACACTTCGGCTATTTCTTTAAGGATTTGATATGTGGATTTATAACTCGAACCATCCATAATATCGACATTGGTAAGAGCCTTGATTTCTTTTCTAAGTTTCGATGTTGTGATTACTAACTCGTCAGCCTCATCGCCAAGATCGGACGCGGTGCCACGAATTCTTGCGGATATTGTCTTTAACGCGGTTCCAACGGTTTCCGCATTTTGAACAACTTCGTTCATTTGTATTTGAAAAAGTTCGCAACACTTTTTCGGGTTTATATTATTGTCTTATATATATTTTTGACAGAATTTTTCCCATTGTTCCATGGTGTTATTCCCATAACCGAATTCACCATGAAATTCCCGGTGTATCGACTTAGTTATACAAACATAATGTTTATATCTTTCTTGTATCTCCATATATTTATTAAAGAATAATTCCAGTTCGTCCTTTGAATAATCCCTAATCGAATCCTTGATTTCAAAATTCATTTCATCTATTGTTTCTTTTGTCAATATGTCTATGCTTCTGCAATGATGAATTACTACATCTTTTGTTTCACCAGTTAAATAGCATTGATAATTATTATTTTTGAGAACTTGTTTCTTCCACGGTCTTAGTTTGTGTCTAATGTATGACGACAAACCATCAATCAGGGCAGTATTTATTTCTCGACATATTCCTGACTCCCGTCTTTTGCGTCTAATGCTACAAATACTTCGGTTAAGCGCACCAGCCGTTTTTCGGTCTGACTGAGTATAAGAATGTTTGATTATATACTCTATTTCCACAGGTGTAAAGTCATTGTTTGCACACTGATGCGAACAGAATTTAGATTCGCTTCTTTGGGGATAAAACTCTTTACCACATCTTGGACATATTCTGGAATCGTATTTTCTATTCTCGTCACAGTATTTTCGGTAACATTCTCTGCTACAAAACTTTTGAATATCGCTGAAACAATTAAATATAGTATATTCCTTGTGACAGTATTCGCAAACATTGGTTTTGGATGTTATCTTTGCTTTGTCGGCGCATTCTTTGGAGCAGAAAAAACCCTTTTGACCTCTGTCTTTTTTAAAACGATACTCGCCATTGCCAACTAAAAAATTCTTACCGCAATAGTCACAAACCATTTCAACATTTTTGTCAGCACGTCTACATCCTATTGAACAATATTTGCTTGTTTTCTTTTTGGAATAATATTCCTTTCCGCAATTTTTACATTTAAACATATTAGCCATTTCGTTATCTCCTGTCCTATAATCTCCGCTTATCTTGTTTTCTTCCTCATAGAAAAATAAAAATCCAATGCTTCTTGTAAAGTATCGGACTTCTTGAACAACCAGTGTTCTTCGTTGTTTGTTATTACCGACCGCTTATCAAATCCCAAACTATAAAGAAATCTGCATAAACGAATCGACTTGCATTCAAAGTAATTATTTGTTTCCATTTTTTCTCCTTTAAATATAAACCCCTCATACTTTCATATGAGATTAGACTATTTCTTCACCCTCGACTTAACGTTAGGGGTAAACCTTTTCCATTTAAGGGATTCTCACCCACTCCTTTGCGATTGAGCCGTACTTCTGTTGTTACAGTTATTCGGGATTTCCACCCTTATTCACGAGACTGTAACTCGACATGAGAATAGTCGTTGAACGTTTTCCCTCGACTAATAACTCTTGATCCGAGTATAACGTTAGGGAACTTCGCTGCATGAACACCCAATTCCTATGTTATTAAACCATCATAAACCGTTTCCCGTTTATTGTGGTATAGGACTCTAAGGGATTACCTGCAATTAAATTTATTCTAAATACATATTTCTACGTATTCAGGCAACGTTACTTACCTGCTGTTGTTAATGCTATAGATTCTGACAGACTGTTCTGTGCGCCATTAAGTGCCGCCGCCGACCTCTGCAAACTTTCTCCGATTTCAGCGCTTGATGCTGCGAAATTGTTACCTACGTAATTAAACTTATCAACGATTTCATCAGCCTGAACACCAACGCCATTGAACGCCTGCATTGTTGAAATAATGCTCTTGCTCGCAGTCTTTATATCCAAATCTTCTGCAACGGTCTTATACGTTGTTGCCAGTTCGCCGAGCTTTTGAGCCTCGTCGAGACTTTTACCGAGTCGGCTAAATTCGGATACTGCATCTATATAATCAGTCAGCGATGCGCCTAATGCTACCGAGCGTTTACCCGCAGATTCAAGAAAAGTGTTAAGCTGCGAACCTGTGGCTTCTGTAACTTTTTTCAGATTGGTCATCGCGGTATCGACTTCTTTGACCTGAGTTACCATGCTACGCAGAAGTCTCATTGCGGTGTTCATCGTTTTGGTTACGAGAGTCCAACCGCCATACTTCTTGTACATCTCTTTAAGTTTGGTGGTAAAGGACTTAGTAGCAACTCCTGCTTGATTCGCTCGCAATGTTAGCAATGCGAAATCGGACTTTAATCTATCCAATTGTGGTTTGGCTGTAGTGCTTCCATCTTTAAGAGCAGTTAATATACGTTGATACTCGCTATTAAATTCGCTAAGATTTAAAGCCTTGCCATTTGCGTTTCGCCACTTTTCGACACGGGTTGTAAAATCAGCTAACTGTTTATTAAAACTATTTGCTTCTGATGTTTGCCGTACTTGCTGATTCATTTCTTTGAGTTTTCTTCGAGCATCATCAAGATTTTCAACGTATGCTTTTAAAGGAGCTTGATAATTGTTTGTGAAATTCGTAGCGAAGTTTTGCATCTGAGAAACATCGGTAATATTTTTATTAGCACTAAGGAACTGTTCATATTTATCAATGAAATCTTGCAGGTCTTTCGCGCTATGACCATTTTCCATATCGAATGTATCAAGCGTAATTTTATTACCCTTTAAAGAAACCAGCAAGTTTTTAAGTGCGCTAATCTTTGTCTTGTATTTTTCAACCTCTTTTTCGGCATTTGTGAATTGCTCTGTGACATTCTTCAATGAATCGTTTTGGTTAGTATTCAACAACTTATTGCTTTCATCAATAACGTTTTGGTAGCTTGTCTCGGTAGAAGCTATTGTTGTCTGTAAACTCGATAATTCTCCTTCAGTCAACGATGAACTACTGATCTTGTCCGACATCTGTTTCAGGCTACTCTTTGTGGATTTAAGATTATTGATTGCATCTTCAAGGGGCTGAACGGAGATGTTATAACTCTCTAATGTTTCTTTGAGCCGTTTTAACGACGTGAGTGCGTGATCCGTATTGCCAAGCCTATCGTTGATAGTTTCCATACTCTTTAACAGGGTATTTATGTTTGCTATCTGCGCCGTGCTAATCCCAAGAGAGTCGTCGCCGTTTATATACCCATTTAGTATTGCTCTGTTGGTACTGATTGTATTCTCGGCATTGCTTCTTTGCAAAGGTGTGATATCAGTTCTGTTCAGCAATCTGCCAGCATTTATAATTTCTTTGTTCAGAGTTTCAAGAGTTTTGATATACGATTCAATATCCGAGGTGGTGCCGAAAATACCACTAAACGCTCCACCCCTCATAATGTCCAAAACTTTTTGGAACTCCTCAATTCGAGTTCCTGCCTGAACCCTTAGATTAGAAACATTCGCCATGTTCGCTGCCGCCTGCGCCTGAGATGGGGCTGCGGCACTATTCTGCACGTCTTGTACATTACTGGAAGCACTGGGATTATTGATAGTGGTGGTTAAGGTTTTGATTGCTTCTTCTAATGTGGCAAAATTGTTACTTGTCGGAGCATTGGGGTCTTTCGCATTATTTTGTGCAAGACTGTTTCCTATAGCGGTGAGCTGACCAGATATTTGATCCGCCTTGCTTTTAATAGTGTCACGAACCTGAGCAACTTTCGTAGACGTATTGCCAGTGTTCGTTTGAATCGCTTTTGTATTTTTGGAGATACTTGAATTAGTCTGCTTGATACTACTTAAATTCGTGGGGAGATTTTTGAGCTTATCGGTTACTCCCGAGATATTATTCTTGCCTTCGTTTTTTTCTTTCCCAGTCTTACCAACCTTTTTGGCGATTTCGTTTACCTTACCGTTTAATGTTTTGATTGTTGTTGACAGTGTACCAACATTCTTATTGATATTTTTAACATCGCTCGATGCAGGCGGTGCAACGGTATTATTGGAATTGTTTTTGGTGGATTGCTCATTTGGCATTTTCGCCTCAATATTTGTAAGAAGTGCTTGAATTGTGCCAAGTTTAGGAGTAATCAGCGTTGACAACATGGACTGATTCTCTGTGTCGCCATTGTTTGATTCTGTAGAGCCGCCGTCGGATTCAGCTTTTGCACTCACCAATGATTTAGCAGTTGGAATCTTTTTCTGAATAGCAGTCAATTTCTTCACAATATCTTCGCCATGCTGTACAACGTTGCCAACGCTCGTACTGATTTGTGTAAGAACAGCCTTACCAGAATCACTTCCTTCATTATTTGATGATTCATCGGTAGAAATAGAAGGTTTGGGTTCGGTCTCCATGGGCTGAGAGTGACTTGAAACGGTGGCGATTTCAGAAGCCACGCTTTGGACAGTCGGAATCTTTTCTTGAATTGCGGCAAGTTTTTTAATTATCTCATCGCTTTTCTGGGAAATACTTTCAATGCTACTTACGACCTTTGACGGAGCTTGAACTTCTTTGTTTGACTCGTCACTGTTGTTATTGGACGAAACCGCATTTGATGCAGATGTGTCTGACCCATTTTGCGGAAGAGGAAACCTTAGTAAAAATCTTCGACAAAATCCATCAAAATCATCAACTGCTTGCGATAGTAAATTGGTGGAATTTTTTACACCCTCACCAATTATCCTAATAGCCTCAGTGTTACCATTTTCCATACCACCATTGACAGAAGACTTTTCGGTTGAGTTAGTAGCACTTTTAGTACTGGATGACGCTTCGTCTGATTCAATAGAGTTGGGGTTTTGAGAGCTATTCAAGAGTTTTTCGATGTTTTGAACTGCATTACCTATAAGCGCAGAATTGTGCATTATAGGATCCAAATATGCCTTTGCATCGTAGGACGATGTTGGATAATCATGCTCGATAATCTTTTCTACCGATTGCCCGAGATTAGCTATCTCACGCCTCATCGCTTCATACACCCGAGCAGTGGCATCACCATATTGGCTAACTATTTCGTACAACCTGTCTTCTGTTATATCCTCAATAGGGTCGAGAGGTTCAAAATACTCACCTTTCTTTTCTACCTCCCGTATATATGGTTTGGACATTTGTGAAAGATCGGCTTTGGCGATCCACTTGTACGTTTCTTGCAAAGTGCGAAATATTCTTGTTATATTGTCGCTTTCGTCAGCAACGGTATAACCCAAGTCCCCATCCCTAAATGAATCAGAAGGATCGGCGACTATTGGAGTCTTTTTTGACGAAGAATGCAGCGTCGGCAACAAGGCTCTTATTTCTTCTAATTTGGCGACAACATTGTTCGCGACGGTTTTGATTTGTGTCGAAGATGAAGGTTTTTTACAAATTGTATCAAGTTTGTCCCCAACATCTTCGATTAACCCCGAAATAGCATCGACTCCAAATACTATATGAGATATATTTTCTGCGACCAATGGATTCGCCGATGTGCCACCCTCGTCATTGTCACTATTTCCACCCGAAGTTTGCGAAATCTGCTCGCCAACAGGCGTTTTAACAGTCCGTCCACTAAGCTCATTAAATTTCTCAACAACACTATCAAAGAGTTTGAGATTTGGAAATTCAAAGGTGATATTAACTTCTTTATCTTTTAATTCATTGAATGCGTCAAGTGCGTTTTGAAGGTTCTCTGGAACTTCTGTGTCGGAAGGTTTGTTGTCTTTTTTTTGTTTATCTTTGGAATTAGTTCCGCCTCCAACCACCTTATATGTCACAAGTTTGCCTATGGCTGTTTGTATCTTATCTGCGTAACTGGAAATATTCGCCAATTTCTTTTCATCCTTGGGATCTATTTCTACGCCGATATTCATTGTCTTTTCAGTGCCGTCGAGGGCGTTGTACTGTTTAAACAATTCTTCCAAACGAGTGGCTGTGTTAGAAATAGATTCCTCATCAAACGGAGATTTTATTTGCTGAACAGCTTGATTCATTTGGTCTAAAATGGTTTTTAATCGTCCGATATTTTTGGCTATCGAATTTGTATCCGTTCCGACACCACTCATGGCGGTATGGAGCTTTGTTATTGCTGTCTGAAAACGCTCAATAAATGATTCGGTTTGGTCGCCCAAGTCCTTCAACGATCCGCCGACTTCTTTGTTGTCTTTTTTTGTTTGTCCTTTTATGCCATCCCATACACTCTTGGGCTGATCCTTAAAAAGCTCTTTGTCTGTTACCGGTCTTGATAAACTTTCGTCGCCAAGCTCGCTCAATATTGCGCGATATTTTTTCTCAAAAGTATTTAATGCCTTGGTCTTACTATTCAAGGTTTTTTCGATTGCTTTGTCGGGTTCGTCGGATTTTTCAAGCTCTTCTTGTAATTCTTTTATTTCGTCTTTTAAAGACTCTGTATACTCATCATAAAAACCCTGCGAATTGTTTCCCATGGTTTTAATCGTTTTATTGTAAAACTCTGCCGCCGATTGTAATTGAGCTTCTTTTTTAGGATCATAACTTAATGCCAATGAAGGGTCTCGTCTTAACAATTCTTCTATTGACAATAAAGTTCTATACAAGTCCTTACTTGCATCGCTTGCAGCTTCCAATTGTTCAAGAAACTTGTCTGGAGATTCCATATCGTCAAAGTAAAATATTTTACTCAGCATACCTTTTTTATCATCGTACTTTCCCAAACCAGCAAGTGTTTCATTGTAATCATTTTTAAATTTTCTAAAGCTATCTCTTAACTTGGCTGTATCAAATGCAATTTCTGGATTGATTTTATTAAGAACCGCAAGACCCTCAGAAATTTGTTTTGTAAGATTATCAACATTTACATGGAGGTCGATAGTCTTATTTAATTTACTTTCATCAAACCCCGCCAAAACATTTAATTGCTGAATTAGCTTTGTAATTGCTGTTATATTCTTCTTGACTTCCTCAGTCCCTTCGGCATTGTTAGCCTTTAACTTTACCTCCAAGTTAATACCGTCTTCTTCGAGCTTCTTTATTTTGTCTTTAATTTCCAAAAAGCCACTATCTTCCTTGGTCTTGATTTCAATGCCGTGTTCTTCAATTTCTTTGATTGAATTCCTAATTTTGATAAGGCCAATATCATCTTTGACTTTTAGCTCAACTCCATGTTCTTCTATCTTTTCTATTTTTTCTTCGAGCTTTGTTAATCCGCCATCTCCCACCACCTTCGGTGTTAAATATATATCATATGCCATTATGCCACCTCTCTTCTGAGTTCTACACAAATATACGTCAAACCATTCCAGTGGTTATTCCATATTTTCAATTATCGTCTTTTTAGCAAACTCCCTTAATTCGCGGTCTTTGATTATCTTTACTGTCATACCCATTCGTTGTTCGCGCCATCCTCCAGCATTAAATGCCCAAGGCATATTTTTATATGTTCCAATTGTTCCATTGTCACTCCACTCATAAAGAAGTCCTTGTGGATTCCCGACTATTTCTTCCCCAAAAATACTATCATTTGGTTCGGCCAAGTTATTAATGATGATATGATTCTCATATACTTCGGCCACAATATTATATGGATCCAAAAGGCCTCCGTTTCTCCCACGACGCTCATAATCTTTGGGAGAGTAGCTATCATATATATTTTCTTTTATTACTTTATACATTGTCTCCTTGGCCTTGTTGGCAATCCGTTGAGTTGTTTTGCTTAGTTTTGCCGATTCATCAGCCTTCTTCTGCAATTCCTTTTTAAACTCACTCGCGGAAAATTTTGCCATTTATCTCACCTCACAAAATAACCCGCTCTCTTTGCAGAGAACGGGATCAGTGTTTCTTGTTGTCTTTTGTCAAATAATTAACCCCGTTCTCATTTATAAAGGACGGGGTTGTTGTGTTTTACTTTCAAGTTTTGATTACTTCAATATAATCCACTTCTTCTGTGTTGATAATTATACTCCTTGTTTCGTTTGATGAAAGATCGTTGTTTATAATAAAAGGATTGTAATTCTTTATAACATTATAGGAATCGACTTTTAACACTCTATATGCCCCAAGCACAATAAACGGACAATGCTCATTCTCTTCAACCATAACAATTTGACCTTCGTAATAGTAGTTTGATTCTTTTATATGAACCCTGTACCACGCACCATCATCAATAACATCCGACCAAAAATTCTTACTAAAAGATCTGTGTATAGGACTTTTAAATAATAACCATTCATTAAATTCTTTTTTCTTTGCAACCAATGCTAACGCAAAGCTGACACCTATCGTTATAATTGTTGTTGTAATCAAATATGCTACGGGATGCTTTCCTTCTTCTAAAAAGGATATTTTACCAACACTAATCGAAAACAACATATCTAATACATAGCTTATTATAACGCTCGATATTATTGTGACTTTATTTACTTCGTTCGATTTCTCAGTTATAAAATTGAAAATGCATATAAAGATAAATCCGTTCATCACGTATTTTATCAATAATGGCATATTTTCAATTATTTCTGTAATGTAATTGATTTAATATCACTCCTTATGGGTTATTGTTCTGACCAGATGAATTATTGCTCTGATTGGATGGATTATTGACCACTCCATTTTGTGTATTCTGCTGATTATTACTATTCGCTGGATAATCAGATGGCAGGGCTTTGTTGATAATCTTACGTCCTAAAGAAAAAATACTTTTTTCGCTAATTTCTTTTTGAACCTTGTCTTTGTCCACGGTAAACACTCCTTGCAAATTATAGTAATACTATTATATCACATAATCTGCGAAATGTCAACCGTTGTGCGAATTATAAATTATTCACTCGTAACCCCCGAAACTTCGCTCTCGTTCGCGACCTCAATTCCTTCAAGCATCTGCTGAAACCCGTCGCTCTCCACAAGCGTCACAAGAGTATTCACAACCTCTTCAACCATCTTTCTCGTACCAACTCTGTTCTTTTCAACCTCATCATCGAGATAGGTATTGATACCATTTATAATAGCCGCGAAGTCAGGCGCGATCTTCTCCGCCACATTCTTTACAAATTTATTCCATATACCCGAACACATTACAGCCTGAAACACGTCGTCGATCTCATAATCACCCTCGTCCATTTCAAGCCCAAGCATTACAGTCATTACCGAAAGTCTGACCGCAAACTCTCTAAATAATGCGCGATATAAATTGTTCTCTTCATTAAAAATAATTTTCTCCGCCGCCGTAGCCATCGACATATAATCATCCATGGTTATACGCTCAATCTTAGCGCACTTCTCAAACGGAGTCTTGCTCTTTAAATTTTCGATAGCAATAAATTCAGTAATATTCATAATCTATTTCCTCTCATTCATATTTGTAAAAATAAGGCGTTGTCAACATTTTTATTAACCCGCCTTTCCAATTACTTTGTTTTACGTCTTCTTCTTTTGGTCTTTTTTTCTATATCGCTGTTTGCTTTTTCAACAGCCTGCGCGATGGTTTCTCCGCCGCTCATATAATCTTTAAGTTCTTCTTTTGCGCTTTCAAGTGCCTGATTCTCGTCCTGATTCAGAATCTCCTTGACTTCGCTTTCTGTCTTATCGGTTCTTTCGGGCGTTGTATTAACAACCTTGTTGGCCGCTCGCGCTTCGAGAACTTCTCTTATATAAAGTTCATAATGCTCAATGCAACACGCCATTGAACGCCAAGATTCGGTGCGATCACAATAGTCACACGCATAATAATGCTTGCGCCCACCGTCTTCGCCAAGTGTACAACCGCTATACTTACAAACGTGATTAAGCTTTACCATGCTTCCCCTCCTTTATAATAATAAAAGAGCCGCCCCGAAAGACGGCTCCTAACAATAAATCAGAGTGCTTCAAACTCAGTCTTGGTCTTGATTACCTCGTCCTCGTCATATACAACCATATCCCACAGAACGGTGGACGCACCCTTAGCACAACCACCGGAAAGTGCTTCGATTTCAATATTGTGAGTAGAGAAATCAGAACCAAAGCTCAGGCTGAATGTACCAGACATCTTCGCCTTGTAGTATGTAATCTTGGCATGATAGCTCTTATCGTTACAGATATCCTTAACAAAGCAGTCAAAGATAGCCTTGCCGGTCTTGGAGAACTTGTTATTCTCGTTTACAACGCGCTTGGCAATCTTAGCCTTGGTGTCATAGAACGCAACAATCTCGTCATTCGCCGAGAACTTGCCTGTAGGAAGTGTAATCTCCTTAGTATCAGGATCATACGCAAATGCAGTAGCAGAAGCAGTCGCCGCGATGGGGTACTTGTCGCCAAGAGAACCATCGGAGTTCTTCTTATAAATGTAAGCGATTTCATTACCGGTTGCGCCCACAGGATAGAACTCAGTAACAGCAGTGGTTCCGTCGCTTGTGGTCATGATATCCATGTAGTTATTGATGGTCTGAACGCCCTTTTCTACATCGGAACCAACCTGAACAGCAAGAGCACCATCAACGATAGTACCGTTGGTAGCGGTGAACGTCGAGGTCTTGTTTCTGTCGGTAGCGCCAATTCTGGTACCGTTCTTACCCTCCGCATAGATAGTCTCCGATTCTACGCTCATTTCTGCCTCCTGAAGATCATCGAAAATGAACTCGCAGGCATTGCTGGCAAGGTCGAACCAAGTAATGGTTTCGATACCCTGTACAAGATACTTGTCCGAAACAATCATGTATCATCTCTCCTTTTCTTTGTTTTGTTTTGCTATACTTCCAAACCATTCCAGCGTTGAATTATCAACATCCTTAGAGCTGATAGTTCCGCCGTAAATAGCCTGTCTAACATAATGTGCATTGTCATCCTTCATAATTCTGTAGAAAGAATCATATAGTTGACTAATGTGTAAATCCTCTGCGCTTTTATAAGTCAGATTTGTATTCGACCGATTTACAAGAGCCGAAGTAATACTCGCAATATGTTGCTTGTATTCTTTCTTTGCATTGAATTGCTGTTTTTTTCTCATTCGCTCTATCAAGTATTTCTTGGTGGCCAAAGAACCGGGTTTTATCTCATTCGGATTTTCCGTGTCGATAAAGTTAATAAATCGAACAAAGTCTACGATTTGCTGATAAATAAATCTATCAATCACACTAACGCCGTCTGTAAGTATGACCTCATCGTTTTGTTCGTTTATCGCTATCTCATAATCCTCAAAATTCAAATCGCCAAACAATATCTTCGTCCTATCGACATTCATGCCCGGCGCTTTAACATTTCTAAGGAACATATCGTAATTTGTAACTTCCTCATAATCAATCCCACTATCCCACAGACACACCATATCATCATAGGGGCGCATAGTAATATAATTAACAAGGATAACATAATTCATTTCCCCAAAGTCGCTAATCTCTCCCAACGTCGGATTACGAACAGTTATCTTGTCATTGATTACATAATCTTTCCCGAAAACTAAGTATTTCATTTCGTCGAAACGCATGGATCAACATCCTCCGTTTCGTATCTCAGTATTCTACACCTATGATTATTACCGAACCCATCTTCAATATTGGAGATTAGCTCCAATGGTTTCTTGCCAAACTCGGTGCTGTAGTTCAATATGTTTTCGATTTCTTCCGCAAGTAAATCTATCCGAGTTGCCCCCTCGTCAGTAACCATCACGCCCTGATGTGAGATTGCATAAACTTCGACAACGAGCTTTTGGAAGAACATATTTGAGCTATACACCTGTGGCATATAAACTCGGTAGCAAAGGTAACTAAGCTGTTCGTCAGGTGCTTCGGGGATTCTAATAAACGGGAATATATTCTTATACATTAAATCCTCGGGAGTCTTGACTTCGGCATTGTTAATCAACTCAACCATTCTGTCATCGTTAATGAACATCGTGGCAAGCTGTCGCTTGTATTTAATGATATTCTTGCTGCTATATAGCCTTTTAGTCCTCGTGGCACTCATAATACATACACCACCTTTGCAAACAGCACACAGTCACAATCCATTCCCGCAGCTTTAAGCTCGATTCTGACTTGCGACCGTAATATACTCGGCTCATTCGCCGCCTTGATAAAGAGCGATTTCCCGTCCTCATAGTATTCATAATAGTCTTCGGTATCGGGAACGAAAGTTAAATCCCATACGGGCGCAATATCCACCTCATTACCCGCGCTGTCATAGAACACCGCAGTAAACTCTTTATAACTACCACCCGCTTTAATAGTCGGTTTGCCCTCAAACGCGATTTCACAATTTGTACCAATCGCGGGTTCGGCAGGTTCGTCATAATCCGCAACTTGTAATTCGAGATTATCGTGTTCCTGATTCCGCTCGTCTTGTGAAACGGTAATCATAATAACGCCGTGAATCTGTTCAGGATCATATACTTTTGATATTACATTGCGACTCGTAATAACATAGACATCGGGGTCTTCTAAATCAACGTCCATAATAAAACGATGATACCTTCGCAGCTTGGCAGTTTCCTCGTCGAGCGGAATAAATAGCGTGAACACCGTTTTTATTTTATCGACGTTCTCACGATAGCTTAAACCCTGAGTATTGGTAGCTCTTTCATCAGACGCACACCAACGAGACACAATCTCGCCCTTTGCGTTCTGCCACCTAAGCTGTCTATTACACTGTCGCGCGGTTCCTCTATAACGAATCTCTGCGTCCCTATCAACGTCACTAATGAGCCAGTATCTATCGCCCCAAAGCATATAATCGCCTTCGTAAAAAACTTCGTTAGGCATTGACTGAACGGTTTTAATGTGGTCTGAACTCCCCGAAGTCAGAAGCACATCTCGCTCTTCGTCATTTATGATTACGGTTTTGCGAGACAATGAACCCTCGCTCCCCCTAACATAGTCACGTTGCGCCCGTGTCGCAGTTCGATCTCTAAGAGTTGCGCCATCTGCCGTTAGTATTCTGTCGTGAAGATTCCAAGCATCACGCATTGTTAATCACCTCGCTCACATATTCTTTCAGTTGCTCAGTGATTGAAATGCACTTAAACACAGAACGCCGATACTCTTTGTGGCTCATATCCTCATTCTTAATTGATTCGAGAATACTGATTATATCAATCAGCTTAGGATTGTATTCGGTTTCTGCGAACACTTCATTGTTTCCGCATAGCTCAAAAATCAAATCCTCGATATAAGTGTCAATAGTCGGCGAATGTATTTCTTTTAGCGGGATAATCTTAAACAGCTTGTCTACTAACCGCGTAAGATAATTAAAGCAAACGGTATTGTTAATTTCTCCGTATTTTGAATTCACGACGAAATCACATCCCGCAACTTGTCTCTGTAACTTCGATGGGCATAGGTATAATTAACCGCAAGTAGCCGCGCTCTTTTAACGGTGTCCTTATACACTGTATTCATCTGTGCAATTAAATTGGCGGGAGAATATTCGCCGTAATCCTTTGTGGACAGTCTTTCTCTTAAAAGTTCCGAAGAATACAGATAGGGCTTTATCCATTCGCACATCATGTAGTTGCATAAAATGTCGATTTCATCCTTTGTGAGATCGGCTTCAAATGCAGTGTTTTCTTCGTTGCGTTTGGATAAATCCTGTCTGCAATCATCGGAGAATCTGGCACACGCCGTATTCATCAGCGCGATAACCCAAGAGTCTCTGTCCTCCTCAGGTAATAGAATGAAGTGATATTCGTCTATCATTTTTGCGAAGTTGTCAATAATAACAGTATAAGCTGTCATTTGTATCACCCCACATTACTCGTCAATCAGAAGATCAAATGCCTCGCAAAGATATTTAACGGTCTTGACAGAATCAATCGTTCCGTTATTTATCATTTCAGCAGCCTTGATACCAAGTGTTTTCCTGATACCCTGCGGCAGATTTGCGATAGCCACCTTCATGTCGTCAAACGGCTGAAGGAAGATATTCTCAAAATCATCATAGTCAGGAACTCCCTTGTAATATTTGGCAACTCCAAGATACTCTAATATCTCAGGGTCCTCAATTCCAATCCAATTTTTGGTAAAGAATTTAGGCTGAGAATTTCTCATAGACATAAGCTCGCCAAGCTCTATCTCTTCGATATCACCCGGCTCATTCCAAACGATTTTATAACCGTTCTGCTTATAGCTCTTGTAGGTAAGTTTGCCCATTGTAATATTACGACACTCCACGAGCATATCGTTCGGGAGCTTCTGTCGTCTCTTTGCAGGCTTAACCTTTACAGGCTTCTTCTCCGCAACTTCGGTTTCGGCCGCAGTCGCCACATTCTCTTCTGTTGCAATTTCGGTTTTGTTCGGTTTCTTAATTGCCATCTTAATAATCTCCTTTTTTTCTAAAATACAGGTCGGGAATGTTTAAAACACCCCCGACAAAAATTCCGCTTTATCAAGCCATGCTGTATACACCAATGTGACCCTGCTGAACAATACCAACACCCCATCTGTCGATGTAGGTATACTCCTGCGAAAGATCAGCATTATCCATCGGATTACCAAGGTATACAAAGGGTTCGCCCTCGTTGATAACCTTGATAGGCTTTTCGTTGCCGGCAATTATGTAAACCACATTATCGTCAAAAGCAAGCTGATCCGTGCCGGGTCTATGAACCTGTCTAATGAATACACAGTCAGTTCCATAGAACTTGCCATAGTAACCCATGTTATACAGGTCAGACTTAGCCTGCTCACCAATCTGCTTGATATCGAGCTTCGCCAGAGCAGCCTTGGTGCCAATGATTCTTGCAGTTGCACCCGAAGCAGCCTCAACATGATTGATGACTTCGCGGAGATCTTCTGCATCATATGTACCAGCGGCGGGCGCATAAACAGAACCAGTCTCAATAGCCTTAGACAGACCAGCGTAGCACTCATCGAGAATCGCTCTCTTGAAAGACTCTGCTACCTTGTTGATAAAGTAATTAAGGTCAACCTTGCCCGCAAGAACTCTGCCAAGCTCGTCATAAATCTTGATAACCTTGGGCGAAGTCTTGATACGAATGTGTTCGCCATCAATAAATCTCTGTCTGCGAATTCCCTGAGTGCCGCTTGCAACATCGGAAATGAAGAACAGCGAATTGTCTTCGATGTAAAAATCGTTCTCGTCGCCGAATGCGGTGGACTTAAACTCAACGAGCTGCATGAAGAACTCGTCACCAGTAAAGCCCTCGATTACTGTCTTCTGAAGTATGGTCTCTACAAGACTAAAGAAACCCTTGCACTCACCATCACGAATAGCCTTAATATTCAGCTTGGTCGAACCGTTATTAGCCTCAACAAGTGCCTTTCTCAGAACTTCCATCGAGTCCTTCACGGAATACTCACCAGCGGGCATACCTCTATGAGCATCAACCGCAAGCTGGATAATGTCTTCTCTTGTATATTCTCCCATAATTTTCGTCTCCTTTCATTTGTGGTATTATTATCTAATTCTGATTACATAATACTTCTTAGCATTCTTAGTCTCGACATCAATAATGTCGCCAACTGCATTAGCATCCGAAGCTGCATATACCCACTTGGTAGTAGTGCCGAGCTTTACAACGCCCCCCTTGGCAGTGCCACTTACGGGAAGGTTGTCTATTACCTTATCGTTGAGCGAGAAAATGTCGCCAGTTTCGAGCAGATAAATTCTCTGAGCCTCACCGTCCGCCTTGTTAATGAAATCGCCAAGAGCATCAATGGGGAGCAGATTGTCTCTAATCAGCTCAACCGAAGCTACAAGACCAACGGTCTTTATCGTATCGCTTGCAGTAGGGGCGGTAGTCTTAAACACCTCTCTGTCAAGCAGGGTATTGGTAATATGTACCACGCTACCATTCTCAATGTCTGTGGCATTATCGCCAACATAATAGCGACCCGACAGGAGCTTCGAACCGTCGGTCGTGCCAGTAACTCTGTCAAGGCGTACTACGCCATATCTATCAATTGCCATTTGCTATTCCTCCTTTTATCATTTGTTTTTTCCAAAAGCATCAAACAGTCCGCCATACGGCTTCTTGTCCGAATCCTTCTTCATTTCATTTTCAAAGTGAACGCTATAACCAATACGCACAACGCTATCTTCGTCCTTTGCCGAATCGTTTGCGCTCATTCTGCCGATCATCGCATAACACTTTTCTTCTACCTGATCAACAGAATACTCTGCATTTGATTCCTTTAACGCCTTATAATCCTCGCATTCGGCAAGACGCGAATCAAACTTGCTAAATACAGTTTCGAGTGCCGCATTTCTCTGCGCACTTTCGGCATCAGCCTTGTACTGTCTCAGTTCAGTTACTTCGCTTTCAAGAGTGGAGTAATTATTTCTTATCTGGTCAAGTTCGTTCTTTTCGTCAGCCGTTACAAATTCAGGGAACACCTCTGTAAATTCTTCGTTTATAGAAACAGAGTTCTCCGACTTTGTATAGCCGACCTTGTAAATCTTTCCGTCCAACCACGACTGTGCAATAACATAATTCTCATAGGTCTGAATTATGTAATACTCGTCGTCAGTAGTTTCAAGCAGAGCGTTATATATTGCATTCCTCTTGTCCTCATCGGACATAGAGAATTTAACAATGTGAGAATCCGCCGAATAATACTTCTCGGTTACGGGTTCTGCAACAGGCTCGGGGGCGGGATCAGTGACTGTATCAGCAGAATTTTCTGCAACGGGTTCGACAGTCGGTTCAACTGCGGGTTCGTCAACAGAATTATTCTTAGCCTTATTAGCCTCTTCGTCCATGTCGGCCTCCTTCTTGTCGAGATACTCCTTGACCTTTGCGCGAAGTTCGCTCTCAGTCATATCATCAGTAATCTCAAAATCAAGTTCGCCTTTGGTAACGCCAAGCTCATCAAGTATTGCCTGAATTGTTTCAGAGTCCATTTCATCCTCTCCTTTCTTTGTTTCTTTTGCAGAAAATACTTTTGATATTTCGCTGCATATTTCCTCAACCGTTACAACGCCGAGCTTTTCGTCGGCGGCGCAATAGTTGACGATACTGCCACCCGAGTTCTGCATAGCGGGGCGATTGTCTCCGCCAAGCAAAGTGATGGCTCTATATTTATAATCGTTGATAAGATAGCACTGTTCCTCGCCACTGTAATGGTAATCGAGAAAATCGACTTCCATAGACAGCTTTATCCGTTCGCTATTCTTTAGAATGTCAACACAGTAATTTGAGTAACCCTTCCAAATATAAGCATCAAGATACACATAAGAAATTCCATCTTCCTCCACAATCTCGTAGCTATTGTTCTCGGGGACTACACCTACGGGCTGTTCAAGGTAGATTTGTCTATTCTTACCCGGATTATACCTATCGTTTTCAAACACAAAATCATGTTCGCCAATCTCCAAATCACCATCGTTGTTTTCAAAGATGTGCGCGAGTATGGGAATGTTTGCGCTTGAATTTTT